CCTTTATATTACGCTGAATTCCACTGTGCACGTTAATTTTTCTAATACTATTTCTACTCCAGCTACAATTATATCCGAAGTGATCTCGACTATAAACGATTACAATGTTTCTAATTTACAAGATTTTAACACGGCATTTAGAATGTCTAGATTAGAAAATCAAATCAATAACGCCGACGTCGGAATACTTAGTAACGAAACTAAAGCGCAATTATATAAAATATTTTCTCCTAATTTAAACGTTCCTAGCTCTATTTCTTGTAATTTTCAGAATTCTATTGAGCCTGGTTCTTTGACAAGTAGTTTGTTTGTTTTAAACGGTCAAAATTATATATTCACGGATTATATACCAGAAGTAGATATGGGTTCTGGTATAGTGTATGAATTGCTACAATCAAGTTCTTCGACCATAAGTTACAACAAAATAGGAACTGTGGATTATACTTCAGGAATTGTAAATATTCAACAAGTTTCTTTCAATAATATTGGAGGCGGTGTTAAAATATATGCAACTCCGACGAATCAAGACTTGTATTGTTATAACAATACAATTATAGAAATTGATACTATTTCTGGATTAACAATAAACACAGTCAGCGGATAAAATGGAAATAGATAAATTTATTTCTCCATTCATTGCTTCGCAATTTCCAAACTTCTATCAAACAGAAGGAACGAATTTTATTGCCTTTATGAAGGCGTATTACGAATGGATGGAATCGGAAAATAACGCAATATATCAAGCTAGATCTTTACTTGATTATAGAGATATTGATTCTACTCTTCCTCAATTTGTCAAATATTTTAAAGACAAATATATGGATTCTATTCCGGAAAATATCAAAGCGGATAAAAAACTTTTATTAAAACATATATTAGAATTGTATCGTTCAAAAGGTAGCACAGAATCATACAAATTACTTTTTAGAATTTTATTCAATGAAGATATTGAAGTTTATATTCCCAATCAATATGTTTTCAAACTATCTGATAATAACTGGATAACTCCGAAATACATAGAAGTTTCCGATAATCCTTATTTGGTAAATCTAATTGGTCAAAAAATTTACTCTTCTTCAACTTTATCAACGGCAGTAGTTGACAATTACTTTACAAAATCTGTTAATAATAAAATTATTAACGTTTTATATTTGATTGGTTTAGAAGGTAATTTTCATTACGGAGAAAAAATTTTTTGTGAAGCGGTCCCTCAAATAACTATAGATACAGCGCCAGTTATATTTGGGTCATTATCTTCTGTTACTGTTGTTCAAGGCGGTATTAATTATAATATTGGCGATGTATTAACCGTTGAGGGCAGCGGTTACGGAGCATTGGCTAAAGTTGCTGCGACTAGATCTAAAAACGGCGAAGTTACGTTTGAATTAATAGACGGCGGTTCCGGATTTTCTACCGGAGCTATAATAAGTGTTGACGGAGCAGCGTTTAATATAGTAAACGCCACAAATACAAATCCAGTCGTAATCACAACTTCGAACAATAATACTATAACGAACGGCCAATCTATTAGGATAGATTACGTTGATGGAATGTTTCAACTTAATTCTAGCGTATATAATTATTACGCTAAATTGATTAATTCAACTTCGTTTTCTGTATATAGCGACCCAACTTTGTCGACTCCGCTGAATGGAACTACGTTTAACGCGTATTCCCCAAATAGCGGATATGTATATATCAATACTGGAGGTTCTGGGGCAACTTTTAATATTGGTAGTATAGTCAATAAACAAATATATAAATTAAATACTGATTACATTAACACCTATTATAATACTATACTCGATAGCACTATTTCGGGTTATAATATCGCGGTTTCTAGTATTAACGGTACTTTTTCAGCTAATAATAAAATTTATATGAGTAATGTTAGCGTAAGAGAATTGGATTGTAATGTTATTTCTACTTCTTCAGTTTTGTCTGTTGGAGAAAATTTATCGAACTCTTCTCAAGGTATAGCCAATCTAACAGTTTGTATTTCGGATAACACTTACGTTATGGTCAAAGGTTCTGACATAACGAACGCAAATCTAGCTAGTGGAGTAATATTAAAAAGTAATACAAGTAATACTTACGTATTATTAAACACAGTATTCCCAGTAGAAACAATAAATGCGACAGCGAACGTTGTTACTTCAAATTCTACGGTTTTAGGAATAAACGCTCAAAATGGTTATTTTTTACAAGGCGAAAAAATATACAATTCTAATTCTACATCGAATGCGGTAATAAATTCTGTAACAAGAAACACCAACTGGGTATTTCAAGTTCCTTTACCGGCCAATTTAGATCAATCGATTCAAAACATTTTAACCACGGTGAATAAAGAAGTTGGAACAATTGCTTCAATAACTGATATTAATCCGGGAACTGGTTACGCTTCCGATCCGGTCGTTTCTATTGTCGAACCTTTAATTTATGATTTAAGAATTTCTGATCCTGTTAATGGTGGTATAGAAGGTTTCAATGTTTACGTCAAAGCTCGTGCTGGATACGCGAACGGTATAGTAACTGCGATCACTATAGTCGATAGTGGATTTGGTTACGATAGAGACCAAGTAGTTAATTTGTTAAATTCTAATAATAACTACGTGGTAACTGGAACAACGTTTGTTGATATTAATGGAATAGGACAAGGGTATTG